CTTGCAGATACTGATATTAGAGATTCCATTCCTCCTACTTTGTGTAGAGGTTTTACTGGTAATTGCCCTGTGGAGAAAGGGGATTCAGGAGCAATTATAATAACGCTAGAAGATAGTCCTAGGATTATAGGACTGCAGTCTTGTGCGGTATTGGGTCAAGACTATGGTGGAATCCAGTGTATAGAGAAATTTGATGTATTCAGACTGAATCCTTTGTTTTTAGTAGCTGACGATACTAATCGAGTTTTTCCATGTCCTATGGTTGCAACTTCGTCTACTAATAGTATAGCTGGACATATTGTACCATCTAATATACATTTCATTGGTTCTGTAGCTAATTATTTTGGCTCTACTCCTTCTACTTCTTTTCGTCGTAGTATTTTTGCAGAGTATTTGCTTACTGATGATAATCGGTTACTACTTCCAGGAGGCGAATCAGAACCTTATGCGATTCCCATACTTAAACATAGATTGGTTTATGATGATAGTTATACTACGTACGTGGACCCACAGTTAGTTGGCTTGGCTGACATGGCTAAGCCTAGTGTTGAGCCGGCTGATGAACTGGTGCTACTATGCGTTGAGGATTATTTATCTGTTTTGGAGGAAATACCCAAAGTTAAGAGTGGGAGATTAACTTATGACGAGATGGTTAATGGGGGAGATGGCTTCCAGCACATAAATTTTAATGCGTCCCCTGGCTTTGGAAAGCCAGGGAAAAATAAGAATTATTTTGATGTTTATGTCGACGATAATGGATTTTCTAAGAGGAAGATGAAACCAGACTTTGAAGAAGAGTTTCGTCGTTATGAGCAGGATTTCTTTAATCAATGTGCCGTGAAGACAGTATTTACAGCCCATGTGAAGGATGAAATTCTTAAGGCTAAGAAAATTGCTCTCGGAGGAGAGCGTATCTTTTATGGCGCACCTTTAAATTTTACATTGCTTTGTAGGCGTTATCTTGTACCTCTTATGACCTTTATTTCTTCTTATCCTTTTAAGTTTGAGTGTATGATAGGAATCAATGCGTTAGGTGAGTCGTGGGCTGAACTATATCGTTACCTTACGACGTACCCGTTTGTCTTTGACGGCGATTATGAAAAGTTTGATAAGAAACAGAAAAGAGTAATATTATCTTATTATTCTGTGGTATTGACTCGCATAGCTCAGCATATTTGTTACTCGGATATGGAGATAATTATGGTCCAACTTATATGGGACGATTTACTGCGTTATTATGTTTGCGTTAAGGGTGATATCTTCCAGGTGGCCCAGAGCAATGCGTCTGGAAGTTTGACTACTGGGTTTACTAATTCTTACGTAGCCTCAGTTTATGCTAGGATGGCTTGGTTTAACAAGTTCGACGCGCCTTTTAGACAGTGTAATAATTTAGCTACCTTTGGGGATGACAATGTAACTAATACTTGTGTTCGTGAATATAATTATAATTTCGTAAGGGAGCAGATGGCCCATTATGATATAGTGTATACTCCTTCCTCTAAATTAAAGGGCGAGGCTCCTGACTTCATCGATATAACTGGTATAAGCTTTCTCAAGAGACGGTTCGTTAGAACCATCCTTTATGGTGTAGACTCCGTTCTATGTCCCCTTGAGGAGGCTTCGTCATTTAAAATGTTGGCTTTTACTGATAGTAAGCCCGATTTAGAGTCTGTGCAAATGATTGCCAATGTAATGGATGCGCAGAGGCAATATTTTATGCACGGAGAAGAAGTGTTTGAAAATCGCACTTTATTTTTAAAGTCAATAGTGGACAAGGCGGGTTTATCTTCCCTTATCCATGTTGAAGGTAGTAAGAACAGTGTCCGCTGGGTTACCTATAACGAGGTAGCTAAGCAATATTTGGATGGTAATCTCCAAATACAATTCACGTAGGAAGGTGGGCGCCGTTGGGCGCCCTTGCTTACGTGTCAAGTGTGGTGTCGCAGGTTTGTACGACTGTGGCACCTGATTTTTAGTACTTTAGCTGTTATTTTTCTGTTTA